AATGACGTATGAATGCGTTGTGACTGGCTTCGTCGCGCTCGTGACACTCTTGTATGGGCTGGCATAAAGAAATGACCCCTGCCGCGCGGCAACGCGACAGAGGCCGAAAGGAAAACGATTGTCGCCCTCATTATAGGGCAGAAAGGAACATATGTCAAGTTTAACGGATTCCCGCGTCCGGCATGGTGCGAAAGCCTGCGTCGACGCGGTACATCGGGCCGACTACCCGAAGTTTAATAAGGTTCTGCTTTCGCAATGCGAACACCCGGAGAAATACGGTGTCAGGCTAGAACCCGACGCAGCTGCGGCGATCAAGGCGCTGGACGCGCCAAAGAACCGCGTTGAGCGCAGGAAGAAGACGAACCGGTATTATTTCCGGCTGACGGATGATCAGGCTAAGAAGCTGGACAGGCTTCTGAAAAAGCTGGGCTATTCTACGGTTCAGAGCTTCTGTGAAGCGCTGATCCGCCAGGAGGTGAGCCGGAATGGCATATGACGGCGAAAACCTGTACTTGAGCATTCCGGAGCCGGAGCACGAGCCGGACGAGCCGGAGGACGAAGATCGCTACTTGTTCCCGCCACTGTGGCGGGTGGGAAAGATGAAACAGGAGGTAGAGTAAATGCTCGATACGATCTCAACGGCGAAGATGAGCCGCGAAGAATGGCTGGAGGAACGCAGAAAGTCCATCGGCGGGAGTGATGCGGCGGCTGTTATCGGAATGAGCCGCTTTGCAAGCCCGTACACGGTATGGATGGATAAGACTGGGCGTCTCCCGGAAAAGGAAGACACAGAGGCTATGCGGATCGGCAGAGATCTTGAGGAGTATGTTGCGAAGCGTTTTGAGGAAGCGTCCGGGAAAAAGGTGCGGCGCTGCAACTACATCATTCGGAATCCCGCGTATCCGTGGGCGCACGCAGACATTGACAGGCGAATTTCCAGCGAAAATGCAGGGCTGGAATGTAAGACAACCTCGACGCTTGACACTCGGCAGTTCAACGGCGTGGAGTTCCCGGAACGCTACTATGCACAGTGTGTGCATTATCTTGCTGTCACCGGCCTTGACCGTTGGTATTTGGCGGTGCTCGTATTCGGGCGCGGATTCTTTACATACACGCTTGAGCGCGATGAGGCGGAAATCTCCGCGCTGATGGAGGCGGAGAAGCTTTTCTGGCGGTGCGTCGAGGAAGACACCCCGCCTGCACCGGACGGTTCGGAGGCGACGACGGACGCGATCAGCACGGTTTATGCCGATAGCAACGGCGAACAGCTTGATTTGTTCGGACGCGAACAGCTGCTGGCTGAGTATATGCAGATCAAACGTCAGGCGGCGGCACTGGCGGAGCGCAGCCGCGAGATTGAAAACACGATCAAGCTCGATATGGGCACGGCAGAGCGGGCCGCCTGCAACGGCTACAATGTATCTTGGAAGCAGCAAAGCAGGCAGACGTTCCAGCCCAAAGCCTTTAAAGAGGCATACCCGGATATCGATTTGACGCCGTTCTATAAAACGGTGCAGGCCCGGCCATTCAAAATTACAGAAATGAAACAGGAGGAAGAATCATGAACAAAATCCAGCAGGCAACCGCGCAGACGGCAATGAAGGCACAGAGCGGCGGAAATCCGACAATGCAGCAGTATATCAAGCAGATGGAGGGGGAGATCAAGAAAGCGCTTCCGTCCGTCATGACGCCGGAGCGGTTCACGCGGATCACGCTTTCCGCCCTTTCCACGAATCCGAAGCTGGCGCAGTGTACGCCGCAGTCCTTTCTCGGCGCGATGATGACCGCCGCGCAGCTTGGCTTGGAGCCGAACACGCCGCTTGGGCAGGCATACTTGATCCCGTATTGGAACGGGAAACAGAACCGTCTGGAATGTCAGTTCCAACTTGGGTACAAAGGCATGATTGATCTGGCATACCGCTCCGGCGAGATCCAGACGATCCAGGCACAAGTCGGACACGCGAACGATACGCTGATTGCCGAGTATGGTACAGAATGCAGCCTGAAATTTATCCCGAAGCTGAACGGAGATCGCGGCGACCCGGTGAACGTCTGGGCGATGTTCAAAACAAAGGACGGCGGCTACGGATTCGAGATCATGACGCTGGACGATGTTCGCGCCCATGCGCAGAAGTACAGCAAGGCATACGGTTCCGGCCCGTGGCAGACCAACTTCGAAGAGATGGCAAAGAAGACCGTTCTGAAAAAGGTTCTGAAATATGCCCCGATGAAGTCTGAATTTGTCCGGCAGATCGCGCAGGACAGCACGGTCAAGACGGAGATCAGCGACGATATGTTCAGCGTTCCTACTGTTGTCGCAGATGCGGAAATGGTAGACAATATGCCTGTTGACCAGACTACAGGTGAGGTCATGGAGGGCAACGCAAATGCTGAATAAAATCGTTATGATGGGCCGTCTGACCCGTGACCCGGAGCTTCGGCAGACGCAAAGCGGAAATTCTGTTGTATCCTTCACGCTTGCCTGCGACCGCGATTTCGCGGCGCAGGGCGCGGAGAAGGAAACGGACTTCGTGGATATCGTCGCATGGCGCGGCACGGCTGAGTTCGTCAGCAAGTATTTCTCCAAGGGCCGCATGGCCGTGGTGTCTGGCCGTTTGCAGATCCGCAACTGGGAAGATAAGGACGGAAACAAGCGCAAAACGGCAGAGATCGTCGCAGAAAGCGTTTATTTCGGCGACAGCAAGCGGGACGGGCAGAATGCTTCTGCCGCTGCACCGGCCTCTTCGGAGTTCAAGCCGCTGCCGAGCACAACGCCGGTTCCGTTCTCTGCGCCGGATATGCCGCAGATGGAGATCGGCGACGACGACCTGCCGTTCTGAGGGCTGACGGATGGGAGATAAAAAGGAATACGTCAAGCTGTGGCTGAGTTACAGGAGCTATTTCGAGGCGTACAGTGCCGCTGAGGTGGGGCGCTTGGTGCTGGCCGCGATGGATTATCGCGAGTCGGGAGCAGAGCCAGAGTTCAGCGGGAGTGAGCGTTTCATTTGGCCTGCGATTCGACGGGACATTGACGAATCCGTAGCGGCTCAAAAAGCCATCTCCGCGTCCAGAAGCGAGGCAGGAAAGCAGGGCGGTCGGCCTGAATCCGAAAAAGCAAACGCTTTTGACGAAAGCAACGAAAAGCAAAAAAAGCAAATGCTTTCCGATGAAAGCAAAAAAAGCTATGGACAAAGGAAAAGGACAAAGGAAAAGGACAAGGACAGTATTCTTTCCCCCCTACCCCCCACGCTGCGCGAAGCAGTTGAAAAATGGGTGGCGTACAAGGGCGAACGACGGGAGGAGTATAAGCCTGTCGGCCTGCAAAGCCTTGTTACGCAGATCACAAAGGCTGCGGAGGAATACGGCGAGGAAGCCATGATCGACGTGATAACCCGTTCTATGGCCGCAAATTACAAGGGGATCGTGTTTGACTGGCTGAAAGAGACCAGCACACGCCCTGCGGCGCTCGGCCGCGCTGCAAAGCCCGGCTACGGCGTACAGGGACACCATGACGAGCTGAATCCACTGGAACGTGCGGCTGTGGACAGGGTGATGGGGCCGGTGTCAAAGGGCGCTGCCCGATTGCAGCAAGGCGTGCAGCGCCACGGGGACGAACTTGATGCGTTCCAGCTGGCGGCGATAGACAAAATGCTGAACGAGGAGGAGGACAAAAACAAATGAGTAAACCCAAATACATGAAAGGCGATTGCATTCGATCACTGGACGATTTGGTGCTGCAAGAAAACATCTTCTGGAACGGGAGAATTTGGAATCGAAAGTGGTTCATGAACCTAAGGAATGGAGGATATATGATAGACGCGAAGGAAATCGTGCAGGCGCTGCGGTGCTGCGCAGAGGGCGAGTGCAAAGACTGCGCCATGCATGAGGATAAGCAGCGCTGCCAAGAGAATTTATTGGACAAAGCCTCTGAAGCCATCGAGCGCCTGACCGCCGAGAACGCGAAGGCAGAAGCCGAGAGGGACGCGCTGCGGGAGAAGAAGCGGTGGATTTCCGTGACAGAAAAAACGCCAGAGTATGATATGCCGCAGCTTGCGCTAAATGCTGACGGGGAGGCACTCATTGCAAATTACGCATACGGCGAATGGTTTGATACATGGGGGGCAAGACGTGGAGGTCACCCACTGGATGCCGCTGCCGGAAGCGCCGGAGGAAGGAGACAAGGCATGAGTAAAGCTGTTTTGCTTAGCATTCGCCCGGAGTGGTGTGAGAAGATCATCAACGGGCGGAAGACCATTGAGGTGCGCAAGACGCGCCCGAAGATGAACCCGCCGTTTAAGTGCTACATCTACAAATGCGGAAACGGCAAAGTCATCGGGGAATTTCTGTGCGATGAGATCAGCAACATTAACTTCGGCTGGCACATATCCAACCTCAGGATTTACGACACACCGCGCGAACTGCGGGAATTTTACGCTGTGCCAAATGAGGTAGAGGTAGCGCTCAAGGCAAAACCAAAGCCGATCACCCGCCCGCCGCAGAGCTGGCGGTATGTGGAGGAAGAGATATGGAACGACTGACTAAATGGAACGAATCATCGTATAAACACGCCTATTATCCGCGCTGCTTCAAAGAACCGTGCTACGGCAGCGGGTGCAAAATCAAGGATTGCCCGTTTGAAATAGCGGTGTGTGAGCGACTCGCGGCCTACGAGGATACGGGGCTGACGCCAAAAGAGGTAACTGCGCTAGGAGAGCTGTTCGATTACGCGCTGAAAGAATCAAAAACGCTGACTGAGCAGCTTACATTGCTCAAGCACATCCGCAAGCTTGCCGAGGCCGACAAGGACGGGCGCGTCATTATATTGCCGTGCAAGGTGTACGAGACTGACGGGGTGAGGGTGTATGAGCACACGGTGCGCGAGGTCATCTATGAGACGGCAGGCGGCCCGGCTTTCGATAAAAATGCAATCGGGAAGAGCATATTTTTGACGCGCGCCGAAGCCGAGCGGGCGATTCAGGAAATGGAGGGAAAGGCATGAGCAACCAGGGAGTAATCCGTGGGACAATTGATGGACAGGAAAAGTATTGCAGAATCCCAATCCGTAGCCGCTTGTATGAATCCGTGATGGAAGATAATACGACGGAGCTTTCCTCGGAGGCGATTCTCGCCATGCCGCATGACAAGGCGGCTGCGGTGATTGATGCAATTATGGCGGACTGGCTCTACTGGCTCAAGAGAGCCGGGGAGTTGTGGGTACTGACGCGCAATTCCGCCGAGGAAACGGAGGGCAAGGCATGACCAGAAAACGCGCAAGAAAGATCCTCATGTCCATCGGCACGAGTCGGAACCATGCAAACTGGGGGCTGACGGCAAAGCCACGCTGGAAGACAAATGCCGGTGTGGTAGAGGATACGCTGGCAATCACCCTGTACGCGAAGCTGCTGCGGAAGAAAATGAACGAGGGCAAAATAACGGAGGAATCCGCAATCCGGGCGGGAGCAATGGCAGCGAGTGAGCTTTGGCTAAAGGAGGTAAACCATGCCTAAAGAATTTATCAGCAGAACCGAGGCGTTGGAAGACTTTGAAGTCTGCAACGCTGCCAACCCGAACTGGACGCCGCAGCGGGTGAAAACGCTCCTGCTGCGTCAGCCCGCCGCCGACGTTGCGGAGGTGGTGCATGGAGAGTGGCTGCGAGCAGATGATGACTGGAATAGCCTCACAACAATTCAGTGCTCCCTTTGCAGCGAAGAGTGGTGCTTTGAGACGGACGATGATGTGAGCTTACTGAATTACAAATACAGCCCCAACTGCGGGGCGAAGATGGATGGAGGTAACGACAACGTTTCAGATTGAGCTTTTATCCGGCGGCGTTTTCTGGGTATACGCAGTATACCCGCAGAATAGCGCGTTTTTGATTTGGAAAGATGACTGCTGGGTTTGGATGGAGGCGGATATGTGCAAGCCGTATGTCCTGCCGTGGATGGGCAGCGCCTATCCGGGAGGTGTGACGCAAGATGAAACCACGCAGATCATTGACGGATGTTGCACCGCCTGCGGTGAACTTATGGACTGCTGCGAAGCGGCAGAATATAAGTTTTGCCCGTATTGCGCGAAACGGATAGTATGAAAGGCTTGCGGTTTGCTCGTGGTAGCGCGAAAGGAGGGAAGCTGATGCAGGATTGCTGCCTGACTTGCAAGAATCTGGAATACAGAAATAACTACGTTTATCCGTACCGGTGCTTGAAGCACAAGGCCGAACGGTTCTCGGACAAGGAACTGGAGAGAATGTTCTTTTCTGGTGAGGAATGCGTAGACTTTGCGCGAATGAGCATGGATGATATTTTAGGAGGGTCTACGAATGAATAAGCCAACAAACGCAACCGAAATGCGGGAACTCCTGCTGGACTACATCGACGCGCTGCTTCTGGGCGGTATCCCGAAAGTGGAGTTTGACGCGCCAAAAGAAGAACCGGATGTCGAAAAGGCAGCGGCGGAGATGGCCGAGACGGTGAAGAATTTCAAGGGTCTGCGCAGAGACGAATACCAGCTGCTGCTGAACGGCGTATCGATCCTGTACGGCGAAAAACGGAAGACTGCGACGGAGCGCTGCTATGCGCTTTTCTGGGAAGTCCAGAAGATGCAGTCTGTCACCGGGCAGCTGGATAAATGCTATTTGATGCTGCAAATGTTGGACTGTGCGACGAATAAATTTAAATCAAGCATCGCCCCGATTATGCCGTTCGGAATTTAAGGAGGTGAAATAAAAATGGCTATTGCTTTCCCGTGGGGAGCAGTTGTAGCCGCCGGTATCGCGGCGAACAATATGCTCAGACACAACGAAGAAGACCGCCGCAAGCGTGAAAAAGAGCGGCGGAGAAAGGAAGAGCAGGAGGCGAAAAAGCGTGGGAACGATTCTAGCGATTGACCCCGGAAATACGCAATCCGGCTATGTGGTGGTCGAGCACGACGGCGAAGAAATTCGCCGCGTGCTGGAGGCCGGGAAGATCGAGAACCCGGCAGTGACTGATATGCTGGATCGGAAGCTTTATGCGAACTGCATAGACGTTGCAATCGAGATGATCGCGGGCATGGGCATGACGGTCGGACAAGAGGTGTTCGACACCTGCGTCTGGGTCGGGCGATTCTGGGAAATTGCATTGAGATCTGGCGGATATGAGCCGAAAAGGATATACAGGCGAGAAGAAAAGCTATACCTGTGCGGCCGCCTGAGCGCGAAGGATAAGAACATTCGGCAGGCCCTAATAGACAGGTATGGAGTTGTCGGAACAAAAGCAAATCCGGGGTTTTTCTACGTGAATGGCGTCAAATTTGCAAAGGATATGTGGGCGGCGATGGCGGTAGCCGTGACGTATTTCGATAAGTACATCAAGGGGGTAAAGCTTTGAACAAGACGCAGCGAAAGCCGCCAAGACCGCCGATGCAGCTGACGTGCGATGCCTGCGGGAAAACGTTTATGCGCGCACCGTCCAAGTACAAGGCAAAATACAATTTTTGCAGCGAGGCGTGCGCCTGGGCGGCACATGGGGAAGCTGTGACGGGCCGGGCGGAGCGCGTGCAGATCCTGATCACGTGCTCGATCCCGGTATACCCGGAAATGCGGCCTGTCTGCGGACGGGTGTATCCTGCCGAGAAATACAAATACAGGACAAACCGGACGGGCTATGTCGTTGCGGTAAACGGCAAGCGCGTATGTGTGAGGGTGGACGAATGCAGGGAAATCTAGGGCTCACACCGGTGCAGGCTCCGTGCAAAGGCTGTGCGGATAGGCATACCGGCTGCCACACGGACTGCACCCGATACATAGCATTCCGCCGGGAGGCGGACAGATACAAGCAGGAGCAATCAAAGGACGCAGCGAGATATGCAACAACAAGGGGCTGTATGCGGACGCTGCACGATGCGAACCGCGCAAAGCGCGAAGGGAGGCAACATTACTGATGAGCACGCCGCGATACGGCTGGTGGGCCTATGCAAAATGGATGATCCGCAGCTATAAGGGCGGCGGGCTGATGACGAGGGCCGAGCGCGCTGCCGTTGCGGAGGCAATCGCGGAGACGGAACGGCTCGTTGACGGCGCGGAGAGACTCCGGCTCATAGACTTGGTTCTTTGGAAGCGGACGCACACCTTACAGGGCGCTGCAATGGCGGTTTATGTATCCGAACGCACCGCGCAGGAATGGCACAGGCAATTTATTCGCCTTGTGGGGCAAAAAAGAGGGCTTTTATGAAAAAGTCTGCGTCCCAGAGCCAAATTTAACATTTACTATAAGGGCGTAGAGATCAACTCTACGCCCTTCTTCATCGGCACCGCAGCGTTCTGCGGAAACCTCCTCCTCCTGTTCTCGTGTTCTCCGGTGTGAATAAATATATTTATTCACACACGGAGACACGAGAACGAAAGAATGAGGCAGAAAGGAGCGGCTATGGCGAGTTTGCGCGCCCTTGCACACAAGCTGCAAACAGCGCTCTTGTACAACGGAATCAAAATAAAAATCAATCAAATGCAGATCTATTCCGCGAAAAATGACAGGATGGTGACGAAATACATGGTTTACGAATATCGACCTGATGAAAAGCCGAAGAACGTCACTCTGCTGGAAACGTACCAGATTGCGGATGTGGTGAAGCTGCTGGCCGGGCTTTACAGCGATGGCGGATGAAAAGCTTACGCCGAAGCAGAGACGATTCTGCGAAGAATATCTGAAATCCGGAAACGCGACAGAAGCAGCGAAAAAGGCCGGGTACAAAGAAACATCATGCAGAGTGATTGCGGCAGAAAACCTGTCAAAACCAGCTATTTCTGCGTATATAAAGCGCAGGCTGGACGAACAGGAAGCGGCGCTTGTCGCAGATTCCAACGAAATTCTGAAATTTTACACTGCCGTCATGCGCGGGGAGGTCAAAGACCAGTTCGGCATGGACGCATCGCTGTCCGACCGGCTGAAAGCCGGTGACAGTCTCATGAAGCGATACGCGGCAGCTTCCGACCGCAACAGGACGACAATGGAGAAGCTTGATTCGATGCTGAAGGAGTTCCAAGATGCTGTTAAGTCCGAAACAACGTGAATTTGTAAAATACGGGACGCATCGATGGAACTTCAAGGGCGGAGCCACCAGAAGTGGGAAGACTTACCTCGATTTTCGATGGATCATACCGATCCGGATTCGTGAGCGAATCGGAAAAGATGGTCTGGCCGTCATTCTCGGCGTAACAAAATCCACGATTGAGCGAAATGTGCTGGAGCCGATGCGGAACCTGTATGGCGATATGCTTGTCGGAACAATCTCCAGCGACAACACAGCGTGGATTTTCGGGGAAAAGTGCTATTGCCTCGGTGCGGAAAAGGTTTCTCAGGTTTCAAAGATCCGCGGCGCGTCGATTAAATATTGCTACGGCGACGAGGTCGCGGACTGGTCGGAAGAAGTCTTCGCGCTGCTAAAAAGCCGTCTTGATAAGGAATACTCCTGTTTTGATGGGACGTTCAATCCGCAATATCCTGACCACTGGCTGAAAAAATTCCTTGATAGCAACGCGGACATTTTCAGCCAGACATACACAATAGACGACAATCCGTTCCTGCCGGAATCTTTTAAAGAAAATCTGAAAAAAGAATACGAAGGGACGGTTTATTACGACCGCTACATTCTCGGCCTCTGGAGAATCGCCGAGGGTCTGGTTTACCCAATGTTTGATCGGGCCAGAAACGTCACGAGTGAGCGGGGCGGGCCGGGGCGGTACTGGATCTCATCGGACTACGGCACACAGAACCCTACCGTCTTTGCATTGTGGCGGGAATATGGCGGCAAGGCCGTCATGGAGAAAGAATATTACCACAGCGGGCGCGAGAGCGGGCGGCAGAAGACTGACGAAGAATATTATCAGGATTTAGAGGCATTCGCGGACGGATACCGCATTGAGCGTGTCGTGCTCGACCCATCGGCAGCGTCCTTTGCCGAGTGCATCCGGCGGCACGGAAAGTTTTCTGTATGGAAAGCAAACAACGCCGTGCTGGACGGCATTCGCTTCACGGGGGCCTGCATCAAAAGCGGCATAATCAAATTCCATGAGAGTTGCAAAAACGCGTTTCGGGAATTTGGCCTTTATAGCTGGGACAAAGACGCAGGAGAAGACCGCGTGATAAAAGAAAACGACCACGTGTGCGATAGTATCCGCTATTTTTGCATGACCGTTTTGAGGAGAGAAATCAAGAAATGAGCCTTTTGACAAACATTCGAGGGTGGTTCCGGAATATGCTTTTCCCGCAGGCGGTGGCCGAGCGGGAATTCGGCGTATCTCCGGCAGTCAGCCAGAAGATGGAGCAGAATATAAGCCTCTGGTACGCGATGTTTATTGGAAATCCACCCTGGCAGACGTGCGATGTCATTGCTGTCGGGCTTCCGGCGGCGATCTGCCGGGAGATCGCGCGACCGACGCTGGCCGAGCTGACGGCTAACATCACCGGCAGCGCCCGTGCGGATTATCTGAAAGACTGCTTTGAGCGGGCGGAAGAGAATTTTCACAGCGCCTTAGAACTGGGGCTTGCGCTCGGCGGCGTGGCATTTAAGCCGTATATCTACGGTGAGCAGCTGCTGGTCGACGTGACCGGCGCGGCGGCGTTCCAGCCGACGAAATTTGACCCTGCCGGGCGCTGCATCGGAGGCGTCTTCCGGGACAAGCCCGCGAAAGTGGGCGGGAAGTATTATATCCGCCTCGAATCGCACGAGCTGGACGGCACGACCTATACGATCCGCAATAAAGCATATTACAGCGACACCTCCGGCACGGTCGGCGCGGAAGCACCCCTGAATGCCGTCCCAGAATGGGCGGACATTCAGCCGGAAATCACGATCCAGGATATGAGCGGGCCGCTCTTCGCGTACTTCCGCCCGCCTGCGGCCAACACAACGGACGCAAACAGCCCCTGCGGAATGTCCGTCTACGGAGACGCGGCTACTGTGCAGCTGATCAAGCAGGCCGATGAGCAGTGGGAGCGCCTGCGCTGGGAATATCGCTCCAGCGAGCGCAAAGTCCTGATGGATGGCACGAGTTCGACTGCGGATATGTTCAACAAGCGTATGTTTGAACTGGGACCGTTCTCCCCTAGCGGCGAATTCTTTCAGTACATCGAGCCGCAGATCCGCGACGAAGCAATCTACCGAGGTTTCCAGAATACGCTTCGCCGTATCGAGTTCAACGTCGGATTGGCTTATGGAGATATTTCCGATCCGCAGACCATCGAGAAGACGGCGACGGAGATACGCAACAGTAAGCAGCGCAAATATGTGCTGATCGGCAGCATTCAAACGGCGCTTGAACATACGTTTGACAGTCTGCTCTACGCGCTCGATACATACGCGACGCTCTACAACCTTGCGCCTGCCGGGACGTACAGAACTGATTACAGCTGGGGCGATTCCATCCTGGACGATGCCGAGAAGAAAGAGCAGGAGCGGGCCAACGACCGGCTCGACCTCGCTGACGGTATCCTCAACGACTGGGAATACCGCGCGAAATGGTACGGCGAGGACGAAGCGACTGCAAAGGCAATGCTGCCGAGGGCGCAGGACATGACAGATGCAAACGCCCCGGCTGAGGTCGAATGAGAAAGGTCAAGTATCCGTTCAGTCCGGAGCTGCTCGACGCCCTCCCGGAAGAACTCGCGGAGCTGTTCCGTGCGCTGGAAGATACGCTGCTGGATGAAGTCTGTTCCCGGCTTAAAATTGCCGATCAGCTCAACGAAGTAACGGTTCAGGATATCCGGGCGCTGCGGTCGCACGGCATTGATCTCAAGAAGATCAAAAGGGCCATCCAGAAGACAGCGGACGTCAGCGAAGAAAAACTGAACAAGCTGCTCGACGATGTTGTGGAGCGCAACCGGCGATATTACAACGACCTTATTACGCTGGCCGATGTGACGAAGCCTGACCGGCTGGTAGACGCCTCCGATATCGACGCGATCCGCAGGCAGACGCTCGGAGAATTCCGAAATCTGACGCAATCTTTGGGGTTTTTAGTGGACAATGGCCAGAGAATGCTTCCGCCTGCGCAAGCATATCAGTGGGCCCTAAATTCGTCAACGCTGCAAATTCAGAGCGGGGCGATCAGCTATAATCAGGCGATTGCCAACGCCGTCAAGCAGCTGGCAGAAAGCGGAATCAAAGTCGTAGACTATGAGAGCGGACACACAGATCAAATCGACGTGGCCGCCCGCCGGGCCGTTATGACGGGCGTGGCGCAAATCTGCGACAAGTATTCCGACCAGTCGGCGGAATATCTGGATACCCGGTATTTTGAGATCACAGCCCACTCCGGCGCACGAGACAAGCCCGGCCCGTCCCCGTGGTCGAGCCACAAGGATTGGCAGGGGCGCATTTATTACAAAAGCGAGAACGGGGAGCCTGACCCGCTTGGACAGTACAAAGATTTTGTGGAAACGACAGGCTACGGCTATGTAGACGGCCTGACCGGCGCAAATTGCCGACACTATAAGCACGCCTATATCCCGGGCGTCATGGAGCCAACCTATTCCGAGGAGCAGCTGGAACACATTGATGATGGTCTCGGCTGCGAGTTTGACGGGAAGAAATATACCGCGTACGAAGCGACCCAAATGCAAAGACGGCTCGAACGGTCGATTCGCAAACAGAAGCGTTTGAAAAACGCCTATAAAGCATCCGGACAAAAGGACAAGGAGACCGCCGCAGCAGCCAAGCTGCGCCGCCTGAACACGAAATACCATGATTTCAGCAAGGCAGCAGGACTGCCAGAGCAGCCGGAGCGGACAAGGGTTCTGTATACAGACGCAAAATCCGAGGCTGCGGCCAGCAAAGCGAAAACGGTTGAGCGGGTGGAACCTCCGACCAACACAGAACCAGCAGAAAGCGCCGGCTTTCAGCCGAGATACACCGACGTAACGGAAAAGTGGCGCGCGGAGGCCACTCCGAACAGCCACACTGTACAGGACTTGCAGGAGTATACTGCAAACGGCGTTACATACAAGGTCGACGGGCATAATGTCGTGCTTGACCACACAGAGCACGAAAAAGAAATTGCCGGACTCCTTGAAAAGGAATTCGGCGGCGAAATTGGGCTAGTTCCGCGTGTCAATAATCCGCAGGGGGTGTCCACACCGGACTATATTTTCCGAGGGGAAGCGTATGACCTGAAAACGCTCGGAGAAAAAGCCGGGGGAAATACGATTTTCAATCGTGTGAAAAAGGCAGCCAAGCAGGGGCAGCGGTTTATTCTGGATGTCACCAAGACCAAGCTTGACGAAAAAACAATAGATGCGCAAATTGAAAAAATATTTGCCAGAAAGGATACTGAGTGGGTTGATGAGATCATTGAAATCCGAAATGGAAAAGTGCAGAGAATCGTAAAAAGAAAATAAAAAAAGAAGCCGACACACCATCTCGCCCTTCTGGGAAGGGGTCGTGGACAGCGACCGGCTCTTATCTATTCTATACCACACTCTCACAAAAAATGCAAGGGGGGAAATTCAAATGGACAACTTCAAAGCGATTTATAAAATGCTGTCTGCGCTGGAACGCGCGATGGATCTTCCGGCGTTCAGCGTGGAGAGCTTCGGCCTGGACTCCATGCAGGTGTCCGGAGAACGTCTCTACAGGTATCTGGAAATGCTTCAGGACGCGGGGCTTATCAAGGGCGCGGAGCTTTATACCGACGTCACGGGCGAAATGCACCTGAGGAATGAGCGCCGGATTCAGATCACGCTGCAGGGGCTTGAATACTTGCAGGAGAACGCGATCATGAAGCGGATCTATAATGCCGCGAAGGGCATTGTAGACCTGATCCCGTGAGGAACGCCGTATGATCGACGAAAAACTGAAAGCCGCCATCGAGCGGGCGCTTGCCGCCGGATTCCGCGTCCAGCTGAAGCGCATGAAGGACGGAACAGTCAAGGCGCAGATCATCAAGGCGGAAGAGCTGAAAAAGTAATACAGATACCGCAGCACAATCGAGTGCGCGGAATGGCACGATGAGCCAACTACTGAGATTATCTTAGTGGTTGGCTCTTTTTGTTTCGGTAAAAACCGCATGAGCGGGGTTTATACAAAAAATTGGCTATCTGCAAGCCTAAAAGTGCAGGCGGGAGGTCATGGCGACGACCTAAAAAGCCTATCCCGTAAGGAGAAACCATGAAAAAAGAAGAATTGCTGAGCATTGGCCTGACAGAAGAGCAGGCGGACAAGGTTTTTGCCATGAACGGCAAGGACATTGAGAAGCACAAAAAGGCCGCAGAGGACGCAAAGGCGGACAAAGAGGCCGTGGAAAAGCAACTGGCCGACCGCAACAAGGACATCGAAGACCTGCGGAAGTCCAGCGGGGACGCTGAGAGCGTTCGCAAGCAACTCGAAGACCTTCAGGGCCGGTACACCAAGGAAACCGAGGATTACAAGGCGCAGCTCGCAAGCCGCGACTACGCCGACGCCATGACCCGCGCGATCACGGCCAAGGGCGTCAAGTTCTCTTCCAAAGCCGCAGAGAAAGCCTACCTTGCAGACCTCAAGGAGAAGCACCTTGAATTGAAAGACGGCGAGCTGACCGGCTTCGACGAGTGGCACAAGACCCAGCTTGAAGCAGACCCGACCGCGTTCCAGTCCGACAAGCCCGCGCCCACATTTGTCAAGCCCGTCGGTCAGGGCGGCGCACCGGCGGCAAAGAGCAAGGGCGCAATGTACGCGCAGCAATTCAACGCGCAGTTTGCGCAGACACCAAACAAGGAGTGATTTGAAAAATGTCTATCGTTGTAAACACAAAAGCAGAAGTCAGGCCGAATTTCCTCGAAAGCGAAGTCGGCCTCGTACTGAAAACCCGTGAAATCCCCGCGTCGATGGGCGTGCAGGACGGCAAGTACAAGATCGTAAAGGCCGGTACGCCGTTCCCGTCCGACAACTCGAACGCCGTCGGCATCGTGTTTGAGGACATCGACGTGACGGACGGCAATATGCCCGGCTCCGTGATGGTCGCGGGCCGTGCGCTGGCAGACCGCCTGTCGCTGGCCTCTGCAGCCAAGACCGCGCTGTCCGGCAAGGGCTTCACGTTTGTCGACGCGCCGGAGACCACGCGCGGCTATACCGTGACCTACGACAAAAACGACGGCAGCGGCACACCGCCCGTCGACGAGAACGTCTACACAGAGGGCTCCTATGCCGACGTATCGACCGAATACCCGCTGACCAAGAGCGGCAACACGCAGACCGGCTGGAGCACGTCTAAGGGCGGCGCTGCCGTCTCCAAGGTCGAAATGACCGGCAATGTGACCCTGTACCCCGTGTGGACTACGGCCTAAAGAAGGAGGAAAAACACCATGCCTGACATTCTTGAACTGATTTCCGACGCTGACCGTCTGGATTTCTCGCAGAACATTTCCGTCGCGCGCCCGGCCTACCTCGGAGACCGGCTGTTCCCGGATCAGAAAACCGAAAACCTGAAAGCCGAGTACCTGCGTCTCGCGAACGGCGCACAGATCCCCACGATGGCGACTGTGCACGCGCTCGACACCGAGGCTGAGATCGCCACGCGCCCGGCTCTCGAAAAGACCGCGGTTGAAAAGCTGTTTATCAAGCGAAAGATCAACCAGTCCGAGCGGGTGCGTCTGCTCAACGAAAACGGCGTATACGCCGACAACGCCATTGTGAGCTACGTCTTCGACGATATGCGCCTGATGGCCGACGCGGTCAAGGTAAGAACCGAAGTCGCGAAAATGGAAGTCCTTGCGACCGGCAAGATGACCATCAAGGAAAACAACCTCAACATGACTGTCGATTACGGCGTTCCGTCCGCGAACACCGGCTTCAAGATCGACTTTGGCGCAGACGCTGATATCATCGGCCAGCTTTATGCAATCACAGATCAGGCGGCGGCCTCCGGTCATGCGCTGAGCGAAATGGTCGTCGGTACGAAGATCCTGCGCAAGCTCGCGTCCAACAAGGGCATTCAGACCATCGTATACGGCACTGTGGGCGCGGGTACATTCGTCACTCCTGAGAAGCTGCGCAGCCTTTTCCTCAATCTGTTCGGCTTTGGCCAGATTACGGCCAACGACCAGCGCTACAAGGTGCAGACCGCGGACGGCAAAGAGAAGCCGTACAGATTCTTCCCGGAGGACAAGGTTGCGTTCCTGTCCAACGGCACGGCCAATTCCTTTGGCGTCGGCCTATGGGGCGTGACGCCGGAAGAAAAGGCATACGGCCCGTACTCCGACAAGAGCGCACAGCAGTATATCACCATTACGCAGTGGCAGACGCCTGACCCCGTAGCCGTCTGGACGAAGGCAAGCGGCCTGTTTATCCCGGTCGTGCCCGATCCTTACGGCCTGTTCATCGGCGCGGACGTCAGCAAGTAAAATCGAGCCTCCGCGCCTGCATGACGGGCGCGGAGGCTGACCGGAAGGAGGGCGCAGCATGATCTACGCTGATTATGAGTATTACGCGACTGTGTACCGCGGGACGGCGATGGATGAAGAGCAATTTTGCGGCCTCGCCCGCAAGGCATCGGCTTACGTCGACTACATCACCATGAGCCGCGCGCGCTCCGCCGCCGGGGACAAGCTCGAAGCCGTCCAGAACTGCGTCTGTGCGCTGGCCGAGCTGGAGCAGGACGCTGGGAAGCTGGACAGCCTCGTCTACACGACCGACAGGCCCGTATCAAGCGAGACGGTCGGCGGCTGGTCGCGAAGCTTTGGTTCACGAAATCTGTCCCAGGCAGATATACAGCGGACAGAGACGCGCCGCCGTGAGATCGTGCTGGCGTACCTCGGGCCGACCGGATTACTCAAAGCAAGGGGGTATGGGCCGTGTCCATGTTCCCCCACACCGTAACCATCTACAACGTCTCGCAGGAGACAGACCCGGCGACATTCAAGGACGTGGAGAAAACCTACATCACCGTCCTGCGCGGCGTTCTGCTGGAAGCCTCCAAGGCGGCCAACGTCCGCCAGAGCGGGCTTGAGGGCGCGGATGCGGTGAATCTGTACATTCCGTTCTCTACGGTTGCTGTAGACGGCGTGACGGGCGCAGAAAAGCGCTACGTCGGCCCGCAAGAATTCTGGCGTGCAACTGATAAAAGCGGAATCTGGACGCTCTCCACGGACGGCAACGGCGGAACGACATTCTTTATCAAGGGTGAAGTCGTGGAGCCGGACAAGACCGAGCAGGCGCTTGAAACGCTCTATGACGACGTTTACAAGGTCACAAAGGTCGATATGAAGGACTTCGGAAGCCAGGACATGAGACACTTCGAAGTCGGAGGGGCCTAATATGCTGAAATTCAGCGTAAAGGCAGACGGCTTTGATGAATTGCATGAGGCAATCGCGCAGGCGTGTACCAAAGCGGAGCATATTGTCGCGCTTCAGGCAAGAAAGGACACAGCCCCGTATGTGCCATTCTTGACCGGTTCCCTCGACCGCAGAACACAGGTGGAAGGGAATGCGATCATCTATCCCGGCCCATACGCAAGGTTCCTGTACTACGGGAAAGTCATGGTAGACCCGGAGACCGGAAGCACCTACGCGCCGAAAGGCGGGACAAAGGTACTGACCGACAAAAATCTTGTGTTCAACACGTCAGGACACAATCAGGCGCAATCGCATTGGTTCGAGGCGTCAAAGGCTGAAAATCTTGATAAATGGCTTCGTGTAGCGGACAAGGCGGTGAAGAATGGACGCTGAAAAGCAAAAAAGGCTGGTATCTGCGGAGGAAGAACAGGATATCTCCCGAAAGATGATGATCTGGGCAAATTCCTTCTCGGACGACGACATACCGGCCGCAACGATTAATTATGAATTCCTCGCCGCCGACTCGGCGAGTATGGCCCTGTCCACCATTCAGGGCGCGTACATCACACGAAAATTCATCCTCGGAGGGCACGAGGCGGAATATCAATTCAAGATCATCGCCCGCATCAAGCCCGGAAACAGCAACGACAAGCGCCTGAAATGCGACGCCATGCTGAACCGCTTCGGGGATTGGGCCATGCAGAACCCGCCGGATTTGGGCGACGGGATGCGCGTCCGGCGCATGGAAGCTGTCAGCCGCTCGGCCCTGTTCGCCCGGTATGAGGACGGCACAGAGGATCATCAAATTCTAATGAAACTGACATATGAGGTGATTTAACTATGGCAGAAGTTACTTTTAATACCACGGCCGGTCAGACCATCGACCGGGAGCTGCTGATTGCATATCTGAACACCGGCGAGTCCTCAACGCCCGCCTGGGCGCCGTTCGGCACTCGCGTCACAGACTCCAGCATGGAGTATGACTGGCAGGAGGATTCCAGCAAGGATATCCTTGGAACGACCAGAACCACCATGAAGAAACCGATTATCACGCAGAGCTTTGACCCGTGCGACCTTGACGCGGGCGATGCGGCGTTGAAGAAGATCTGGGATCTGGCGGTCAAGCAGCAGAACGCAGCTGCGCTGGCGAATCAGGACGTGCTGATCGTCCATCATTATGCAGGAACGGCCAAGACGGCAGTCTTCGCGGAGCGCTACGACGCGTCTATGGTCAAGCCGTCCAGCCTCGGCGGCGAGGGCGGCGGCTCGGTAGGTATGCCCATCGACGTGACGCTCGGCGGCAAACGCACGACCGGCACGGCGGCGGTTGGCGCCAACGGGGCTATTACCTTCACGCCAGACGCAGCGTAAGGAGGAATCGCAATGCCTGAAATCAAATTTGAAACCGGTATCGTATCGTTCAAGCTGAACGACGCGGCGGAAGTTTCCTTCAACCCGACCGACAGCGCATTTGTCGAACAGATCTTCAACACCTTTGACGAGCTGGACAGGAAGCAGGAGGCGTATAAGGCCGAAGTCGACCACTGCGCGGACAAGAAGGAGATTTTCGCCATTGCCCGCCGCCGCGACGCGGAAATGCGGGACATGATCGACGGCCTGTTTGCCAAGCCTGTCTGCGCAGACCTGTTCGGCACTATGAACGTCTACGCGCTGGCCGACGGCCTGCCAGTATGGTGCAACCTCATGCTGGCCGTGATCGATCAGATCGACACGAGCTTCGCGGCAGAGCAGAAGAAGACCAACCCGAGGATTGCGAAATATACAGATAGATGGAAAACGCGCAGGCCCCCTGTTCGCGAAATATATTGATAGATGGGGAAAGTGATCTATTCCCTGCCGACCTCTGTTGAGGTCGACGGAACAGAATACGCGATCCAATCTGATTACCGCGCAATCCTCGATATCCTCGTAGCCCTGACAGACAGGGAACTGAACGAGCGGGATAAGGCGGAAGCGGCGCTGACCATCTTCTATCCCGACTTCGAAGAAATGCCCGTCAGCGACTATCAGGAAGCCCTGAACCAGTGCTTCCGCTTCATCGACCACGGGCAGGAGAATCGAGAGAAGAGAAAGCAGCCAGAGATCATGTCATGGGCGCAGGACTTTGATCTCTATATTGCGCCTATCAACCGAATCGCGGGCTGCGAGGTCAGGGCGCTGGAATACCTGCATTGGTATTCGTTTCTATCGTACTATCAAGAAATCGGAGATTGCCTGTATGCACAGGTGGTTTCTATCCGCGATAAAAAGGCCAGAGGGAAGAGCCTCGACAAACAGGAGAGGGATTTCTACCGGCGCAACCGGGATATCGTCGATCTGAAGGCAACATACTCGGAGGCCGAAGCCGACCTGCTTGCCGTATGGGGAGTCGGGACAAAAAACAGCCGCCCCGGTTAAGGGGCGGCAGCAGGAAAAACTTATTTTTTATACTCGAAAACGATTTCGCTACCCCAGAAGCTTGGAGAGAATCGAATCTCGATCTCACTCCAATCCTGCGGCGCTTCATATCCGACGACACCTTTCATTTTCTTCCCGGCGGCAATCGTGCCGTCAAGCTGCGGCTCGTCGGAACTCATCATCGCGGTGAGGCTGAGGCTGGTTGTATAGCCATCAATGTAGCTTTCGAATGAAAGCATGGTGCTGGACGCAATATCGTGGGATGAATTGTTTTCGATCTCGAATTCGCACAGAACAAAGACCTTTCCATCATCCGGCGAGACGTAATTTTGGCCGGAATTCTCGGTAACACTGAGCAACGTGACCGCCACGCCGTCTAGAACGACCTGATCCCCAACGCCAAATGTTTCAGGCCCGGAATCGGATTGCTGCGGCGGCTGCTGCGAAGAAGAAACTGAGGTTCCGACCTTTCCCGGCTTGGAGGACGATCCGCAGGAAGCAAAGGCCGCGCCAATAAAGACGAAAAGACAGAGGAATACGATTAAAGCCGTCAGGCAGCCGCTGGGGCGTTTCGCCTGCTTTTTGGTTTTTAGCCCGCCAACAACGTCAACGCGGTTCGAGGCGTTAATCTTGATGGTAAAAAACGCATTCTGTTGCCCTTCGGCAATGGTAAAGGATATGGTTTTATCCAGACGGCGATACCGGTAAAAAGAAAGTTCGTGCTGGCCCGGAGCGGCCACAGCTCGAAGTTCTTCACCGTTTTTCAGCGTGCCGACATCACAGCCATCCAATGCAACGCCGACGGTCAGGCCAGAACCGTAAAAAGAATTGTCCCGGCTGATTTGGATAATGCAATCACTCATATTTCTTCCCTCCTTACTTGGAAGATAACACAAATAATAACAAAAATCAACCGAAAAGGTGGTGAAAATATGGCGGATGGAAAAATTGTGATCGCCGTCGACGCGGACGCGAAAAAGGCACAGAAGGAGCTTGATACGCTGTCTGCGAAAATCGACAAGATGGAAGCCAAGCTAAACGAGGATACCGGAACGCAGAACGGGCTTAAAAAGGAGCTGGACGCTGCGCTTCAGTCCGCAAAGCAGACGGAAGACGCGCTGAAATCGCTCCGCTCGGAGGCTGACCGCCTAAAGGGCATCACATCCGGAAACGCTTCGGCTAATCCAGCGGAGTACATAGACGCTTATTCTCGACAGGCGGAGGTTGCTGCACAAATCAAAGAGCAGGAACAGCTGCTTGTGCAGCAAAACAAAACGGCGGAAAAGCTCGGGAGTCAATATGCAAAGATCACCGACAAGGTGATAACCCAGACCGATGCGCTTGACGCTGCAAAGACCAAAGCCGGTGAGCTGGTGCAGCAGATCACAAATGCCAGCGGAGCTTCGGCCCGCATGGCCGAAGCGTCGGCGCGCGTCGAAAAAAGCATGAATAAATTCGGGAGAAGATTAAGCGGGGTGCTGAGGAGCGCGCTGGTCTTTACTGTCCTGTCCCGCGGCCTTTCCCAGCTGCGCAGCTGGCTTAGCGAGACGATCAAGAAAAGCGACGAAGCGCGCGCGGCAGTTGCCAGGCTGAAGGGCGCTCTGCTCACGCTTGCGCAGCCAATCATGAAGGTGGTTATTCCTGCTTTTATCCTTCTTGTGAACGTGCTGACTCGAATTGTAAACGCGCTTGCAACACTGGTTTCTAAGCTGTTCGGAACGTCTTTCCCGAAATCTGCGGCGGAAGCCGCTGCGGCATATGGAGACGAGGCGGAAGCAATCTCCGATGTGGGAGACGCAGCAAAAAAAGCAGGGAAAAGCATGGCGTCGTTTGACGAAATCAACCAGCTTTCGAATGATTCCGGAAGCAGCGGCGGCGCAGGAGCGGGTGGCGGAATCGGATCCGATACAATAGCACCCGATTTCAGCGCCATGATAAAGGATCAGCTGACATCAATTACAGAATTGTTTGTGGGTGCGGCATTGCTTGCGCTTGGCGCAATTCTCACGTTCAGCGGCGCGAACATCCCGCTTGGAATAGCGCTTATGGCAGTTGGCGCGCTGGCGGTGTGGGACGCGGTAAGCAATCACTGGGGAGAAATCGCTGGAATCCTGCAAGGGCAAGTCGGACTTATCACGGCGATTGTAAGTACTGCCTTGCTTGCAATCGGCGCGATCCTTGTCTTTTCTGGCGCAAACATTCCGCTTGGCCTCGGACTGATGATCGCCGGTGCGGTCGGCCTTGCGGCCACTGTGGCGGCAAACTGGGGCTCAATTACAGAAGCGCTGCAAGGGCCCATCGGAATCATTACGGCAATCGTAAGCGGGGCGCTGCTTGTTGTCGGCGCGATCTTAGCGTTCAGCGGCGCAAACATTCCTATCGGCATTGGGCTGATGGCGGCCGGGGCGGTCGGTCTCGCTGCGGTAGCGGCTGTTAACTGGGACACGATCACGGCGGCCCTGCGGGGCCCTGTCGGAAATATTGTAGCGATCGTGGGCGCGGCATTGCTTGCGCTTGGCGCAATTCTCGCATTCAGCGGTGCGAATCTGCCGCTCGGTATCGGGCTGATGGTTGCAGGAGCGGCAGGGCTTGCAGCAACAGCAACTATCAACTGGGATACGATCAAAACAAAACTGCAAGGGCCGATAGGGAAGGTCACCGCGATTGTCAGTGCGGCGCTGCTTGCGGTCGGTGCGATCCTTGCATTTACAGGCGCAAGCCTTCCGCTTGGAATCGGGCTGATGGCTGCGGGCGCAATCGGACTTGCAGCAACGGCGGCTGTCAACTGGAATACGATTCAGGAAAAAATGAAAGGGCCGCTTGGCAAAATTACTGCAATCGTTGGCGGCGCGCTCCTTGCGCTTGGCGCGGTTCTCCTGTTCACAGGTGCAGGAATTCCGCTCGGGCTTGGACTTCTCGCAGCGGGCGGCGTAAGCCTGGCTGCGGCTATTGCGCCGAACTGGGATTTTATTGTCAGCAAGGTAAAAGATTGCTGGGGCAAAATCAAAGATTTCTGGAAGAAGAACATTGCGCCTGTATTCACAGGCGAATGGTGGGCCAATCTTGCGAAAAACGCCATGAACGGCCTGATTGCCGAAATCGAGAGTGGGATCAATCGCGCGCTTGGCGGTTTGGGCAGCCTTGTGAACGGGGCGATTAGGCTGCTGAACAAGGTTCCGGGCGTAGACATTGGGAATGTAAGCTGGGGAAATGTCCAACTCCCCCGCCTAGCCTCCGGCGCGGTCATCCCGCCGAACCGGGAGTTTATGGCTGTGCTGGGAGACCAGAAGAGCGGGACGAACATCGAGACGCCGCTTTCCACGATGGTGCAGGCATTCAAGCAGGCCATGAACGAGACCGGCGTAGCGGGAAGCAGACAAATGACGGTTATCTTCCAGCTTGACCGGCGTGAGCTTGGCCGCACGATCTATCAGCTGAACAACGAAGAGACGCAGCGCGTCGGCGTGAAGCTTGCGGGGGTGAAGACATGAGAAGCGCACTGAGCCTTGACGGCAAGGCGTATTTCAATCTTCACGTCGTGAGCTGCAAGCGGTCGTTCTCCGTCCTAGACGGCGACAACGCCGGGCGCGTTATGACCGGCGCGATGACCCGTGATATTATCGGCACGTATTACAACTACAGCCTTGAAATTGATCCTGTATCGTCAGACCCGGAGGAATACGATGATTTTTATGAGAGCATTTCTGCCCCGGTCGACAGCCACGTGCTGACCGTCCCATATGCGCAGGGGACTATGACCTTTGACGCCTATGTAGCAAACGGCGACGATGAGCTCACCGGGAGCTACGACGGGCGCAATGATTGGGGCAATCTGACGATCAATTTTGTCGCCATGAAGCCCAAGAGGACGCCGGTATGAGTGTACGCGTGATCTATGAGGACGTAGCGGTAGGCGCAGCAGCGGCGGCAAGCGTTGCAAGCACCGCTGCGCAGCCCTTCTCCGACCTTCCGGAACTGCCGTATGGCACAGAGTCGGTGATCGTCGCAACAAACGAGCTGAACCAGTGGATGCTGGACGGCTCCCGCCCGATCCTCACGACCGAGCGGGCGGCCTTCTGGTCTACCGAGCCGAGCAAAGCAGACTGCACCTTCGACGCAAACCCGACGCTGACCATCACGCTGGACGGCACGTTCGCAAGCTCCGGCATTTACCTCTATTTTGACGGTGGCACCGGCGACTATTGCAGCGCCCTGACCATGACGTGGTACAACGGCGAGACAACCGTCGCGTCGCAGGACTTCACGCCGGACGGCCAGAAGTATTTCTGCGCAAAGCCTGTCTCCGGATACAACAAACTCGTGATCGAGCTGAAAAAGACGAGCCTGCCGTACCGGTACGCGAAACTCAGACAGATCTTCTTCGGCATCGTCCGGGAATTCGAGCGGGAGGACCTGCGCAGCGTCAGCGTCACCGAGGGCGTCAGCGTGATTTCTGACGACGTGGAGATCAACACACTGGATTTCACGCTCGACAATTCGGACAACATCGACTTCATTTTTCAGGAAAAGCAGCCCGTCAGCGCCTACGACGGTGCAAAGCTAATCGGCGTCTTTTACATCAAAATCTCGTCCCGGTCGAGCGAACGGCTCTATGATGTATCCTGCCAGGACGCGCTCGGCATTCTGGACGACGAGCCCTTCGCGGCGGCGGTCTACAGCAGCAAAAACGCGAAGGAGCTGATAGCCTCGATTCTCGGCGCGCACTTCACGCTGGACTTCGACCCTGCGCTGGAAGACGAGACCGTAACTGGCTATATCCCGGACTGCACGAAACGAGAAGCGCTGCAACAGATCGTTTTCGCGCTTCGTGCGACCATTGACACAAGCGCGTCGCGTGGCGTGCGCGTTCGGAGGCTCACAGCGGCCTCTCCTGCCACGATCCCACTTGACCGGACATATACCGGCGGCAGCGTGGAAACGGCGGCTGTGGTCACGGAGATCCGCGTGACGGCACACAGCTACTCGACGTCCGGAAGCGGAGAGAGTGTGGAGGTCGGCGGTACGACCTACTATCACACGACGTCGGTCACGTCCAAGGCCAATCCGAACGCCACCACGCAGACCAAGCCGAACGTCATTGAGGTGCGCGATGCGACGTTGGTAAACAGCGAAAACGTAGCCGCCATTGCGCAGCACATTTATGATTACTATATGCGTCGCCAGACACACAACGTCCGCATCGTCATGGACAAAGAGGCCCCCGGCGATTACGTGCAGACCACAACGCCGTGGGGCACGAAGATCACCGGAACGATCACCAGTATGGACATTCGCCTCAGCGGAATCGCGGCGGCAGAATGCAAGATTATCGGCACATAGAACGGAGGTGCGGCATTTGGTACAGGGAGATTCGTATAACCTTAGTGTTACCATCAAGAATAAAGGGCAGCCTCTGGACGTTGCAAGCGTTGAAAAGGTGGAAATTTCTCTGCTTTATCTGCAAAAGAGCTATCCGGGAGAGATCGGATACGAGGACGGAAAGTTTCTGTTTCCCCTCACCCAGCAGGAGACCTTTCGGCTCCCGAAGCTCTGCCAGATGCAGGTGCGCGTGAAATTCAAGAGCGGTGACGTGATTGGCTCGGAGATCAAGCAGATCGACGTTGCGCACGCGCTATCAAAGGCGGTGTTGTGATGGGCGGCATTGAATTTGAACTCAAGAACCGCGATCCGGTCGACGTTTCCTTTAACGTTTCCGTGCGTGCCGGCGGCGGCTCTGGCGGCGGAGGCATTGCATCGGCGCAGATCGATGAGATCCGCGTGCTGACAAAATCGGACTATGACGCGCTGGACAAAAAGGACGCGCGGACACTGTATCTGTTGGAGGGATAGCATGCTGGCAGTTGGAATCAAACGCATTCTGGAGCTGTTCATCGGATCCATGGGCATCAAGTCCGCCCATCTGGGCGAGAAAACCATCTATGAAAGGCCGGGCGGCTTTTTGTACATCGAACTCAAAAGTGAAGAAAGGGGTTAAAACCTGATGGCAAGTTTTTTTAATTTAACGCTCGATACGCTGGCGCCTGCCGGCCTATCGATCATCCTGAATGACGGCGCACAGTACGCGACAAGCGCCAACGTCACCGCGAAGATCTCCGTCTCCGATGAAGTAACGACGGGCTATCAGATGAAGATCTGGGGCACGAAGACGGCGGAGACGGAAGAGGCTGCGTCGTGGGAGACGTTCGCCGCAACAAAATCCATTACGCTCCCGGACGGCGACGGCCTGAAGACGATCTATGTAAAGGTGCGCGACGACGTCGGCAACGAATCGGCTGCGGCCAGCGACTCCATCACGCTCAATTCCACGATTCCCGCCGTGACCATCACCGGCCCCGACAAGAGCCGCATTTCCAAGGTAACGGGCTACGACGCAGCGGCGTTCTCCTTCGTCTGCGATGTGGACTTTGAGGAATACACCGTCCGCGTCGTCCCGGCGACGAGCAGCCTGCACACGGCGGGCACGCAGATCCCGGCGACGGGCGGCTCCACGAACGTCAGCGGCACGGCGGGCGGCTACAAGAAGAACACCGCCATCAACGTCACCATCAAGGGCGCAGACCTCGAAACAGCGTCTTCCGGCGACGGCGTGAAGATCGTGAAGGTCTTCGTCAAGAACGCCGCCGGGACGTGGAGCGCAGCCTAATGGCCGCGCCGGAGTTGACCTTCTCCATTACCGGAAACAAGATATCGGCAGTCTCGGGATTCGACTCGATCACCGTCACATTCTCGTCGGACATCGCCTATACGGCTTTTGAGTGCCGCGCGACGAAGTCCGGCGAGGATTGGGGCCGCGGGAAGGGCGCTTTGATCGCGTCCTTCTCCCAGACCCCCGCGGGGACGCAGCGCACCTTTGAGGTATACGACGATTTCCTGCTTTCCGGAGACGGAGAATACAGAATTTCGCTGTTCGCGCAGGGCGCGGACGGCAGCTGGAACGACAACTACGGATTTATCCCGCTTGGGCAGTCGCAGACGATGAAAACGGCTGACGGCGAGGATTTCCTGTGCATGAAGGAGTGATCGCATGGCGTACAACAGCCAGTATACCGGCGCGCAGATCGACGAAGCCATCGGCGACGTGCGCGGAAACAAAGCCGCATGGAGCGGCAAGCAGGACGTGCTTTTGCCTTCCGGGGCGAAGGTCGGCGACCTTATCAAGGTTAAGGCAGTGGACGCCAGCGGGAAGCCGACAGCCTGGGCCGTGGCCGTGGATGGCACGGACTACCTCAAAACCGCCCCTGTCACGTCCGTCAACGGCAAAACCGGAGCTGTCAAGGTTCGCGAAGTGCCGTCTGTCACCGCCGCTGATAATGGAAAATTTCTGCGGGTTGTTTCCGGCGCGTGGGCGGCGGTAGAGATCGCGAACGCGAATGGAAGGAGCTTCTGATGGCTGAATATTTAACGAACGATATAGAACTCACGTCAGTTGCCGATGCCATCAGAGAAAAAGGCGGAACATCCGACCCGCTGACTTACCCAGATGGTTTTGCAAACGCGGTTCGTGCAATTCAAACCGGGATCGCTCTGCAGCTGATCGTAACAGTATCTGCCGGTGCGACGGTCACGGCGACAAACGGCTCCAAAACGATAACCGGAACATCTGACAGCACCGGAGTTTGTACGCTTACCGTTCCGGAGATCGGCACATGGAGAGTATCCGCTACGCTGGACGGGAAAACATCTGACACAAAAGCCGTAGCTATCACGGACAGCTACGCGGTGTCGCTTAATTTTGTATATCCGACACTGAATAAAAATACTTGGGAAACAATAAAAAATATATCCGACGCGGGACAGGGCGCGAACTATTGGAGCATTGGCGACCGAAAGGCGGTAACGCTAAACGGCACGGTTGGACATCTTACACTATCTAATTACACAATATACGCATTTGTCATTGGATTCAACCATAATGCGAGCCTAGAAGGGGAAAACCGTATTCATTTCCAGTTAGGCAAAACGGCGCTCTCCGGCGGTACGGACGTGTGTTTCTGCGACAGTTACTATACCTCGCCCGTTTCGACAACCGGCTATTTCTCTATGAACAGTAGTGCAACGAACTCCGGCGGATGGGCGAGCTCGCAAATGCGTACAAATATTTGCGGGACAAGCCTCTCGAGCTATTCCGGAACGATTATCGCAGTCATTCCGGCGGCGCTCCGTGCAGTCCTAAAGTCCGTTACCAAGTACACGGACAATACGGGAAATAATAGCACATCCGCGAGTGCGGTCACGGCGACAAAGGATTACTTTTTCCTCCTCTCGGAGTTTGAGGTTTTCGGGAGCATTTCGAGAGCAAACTCGAACGAGGCGAGTAAGCAAGCGCAGTACGCCTATTATTCCGCTGGAAACAGCAAGGTAAAGTACAAGCACAACGGAACGAGCACCGCCGCTCGTTGGTGGCTCCGTTCTCCGCTTGCGAGCAGCTCCGACGGTTTCGAGAATGTGAACACCAACGGGACAGTCGAAGACCGAACCGCGTGCGCTTCCTTCGGCTTCCCACCCGGCTTTTGCGTATGAGGGAAAAGCGCATGGAGTATATCGTGTATAAGCGTTTCCGCGGGAATGGCATCGATGGAGAATTTAATCTCCGATATGGAACTGCGGTATCGGAGATTGAAGGGTTCCTGTTTGCAGCAGATGGCAGGCGGATATGCGCTGCGACATCCGAAAACGGATGGGAGCATTTTAGGCAGAATACACCAGAGGGCGCGATGCGGCAGGAAATGCTTGAACGCCTTTATCGCTGGTATGAAAAAAACGGCTGCGGCGAAGACTTTACGGATGAAAAATGGCCGGGGCAGGAAAACGGCTACTGGAAAAATCGGTTGAGAACCGCAAGTACAGAGCGATTGGAGAAAATCTATCAAGAGAAATTTGGAGGGACGCCATGTATGCAGTAAAACAGGACGGCGCGTTTGCCGGGTATGCAGACAGTATTGTGCCCATTCGACTACACGGCAACGGTTGTTATGTCCCGTGCAAGGAAGATCAAGCAGAAGGATTTTGCGCTAAGATGGCTGTGATTATTACAGATAGAGAAGGAACTGAACATCAGGTGCTTTCTGACATGGTGTTTCATCTCACAGACCATACGCTGAAAGGTACTGAGCCAGAAGGCAGCTATGAGGAAATGGGCGCGGCACTGCCACTCACAGATGCAGAAACAGCGGCGAAAATTTTACTTGGGGAGACAGATTGATGAGTTACACAGAAAGAGCCAGAGCATTGAGACCCTATATTGAAAAAGCGTCTATTAGCTTACCCGATGAGGATGCACTGCAAGCAGTAGAGTTATTCCCACAGTGGGTGACAGGCCATTCTTACGCGGTCGATGATCGGCTGCAATACAATGGCGTATTATATCGCGTGGTGCAGGCGCATACCTCACAGGCAGACTGGACACCGGATATTACACCGGCACTGTTTGTGATCGTTTCACTAGAGGAATGGCCGGAATTTGTGCAACCTACGGGTGCGCATGATGCCTACAATAAGGGTGACAAGGTGACGTTTGAAGGCAAGCATTACATCAGCTTGATTGACGGGAATGTATTTTCACCAGCGGAATATCCGGCTGGTTGGCAGGAACAGGCGTAAATTTGAGAATATGGGAGGAAACATAAGGGAGAACACCATGGACACCAAGACCATCATCGTCACCCTCGTCACCGACCGGACGCAGGCGGACGTGGAGCGGGTGCGGGAGCTGGCGGCGAAGGGGTTCGCGGCCATGACCGCAGCCGAGCAGGCGGAATGGCTGACCGGGATGAAGGGCGCGTACAACGCCGCTGATCTCAATCGCGTGGGAATCGCCCTGAACTATCTGGCGGCGCGCCTCAGCTCGATCTGCGGCAAGAGCATCGCGTGGACGGCTAAAACCGATTGGGCCGTAACGGACATTATAACGGCATCACAGGCCGAGGCATACCGCAAGCAGGTGCAATCCATCCGCGACGCGCTTGCGTATCCTGCCGGAACACCGGATGCGCCCGGCCTCAACCGCCTGACATACACCGGCGCGAATGATATCGAGCGCATTCTTGCGCTCTGCGAAGACTTAATCGTCAACGTTGCAAAATCTTTTCGCCACACCGGCGCGGCGGAGTGCGCCGCAGGAGGATTACTCACATGAAAGATAGGCAGCCAACACAGGTTTTATCCAACGGCGCGATCCGCTACGGCGTCTATAACGCCGACGGCACGCTCAACCACTACGAATACCTCAAGCGCGAGGACGCGCCCACCGTCGAGGGCACGCCTCTCAACAAGGCGAATCTGCTGTCCGATACCACTGCCGCCAAGCTCTGGCCAAACGCCGCCACCCGCCCGGAAGACCCGACCGTCAACGACGCGCTTGGCAAGATTGCGGAGGGTACGGCCAAAGTCGGCGACATCGCTATCACCGCCCGCACAGACCTCTCCGATGCATGGCTCCCGTGCGACGGGCGCACTGTATCACAGGAGCAGTATCCAAAACTGTTTTCTGTGCTCAGAAGCTCTGCCGCGCCGCTTCCGTGGGCGTTGAAGACATCGAATATTCAGCCTGTAGCTATGTGGTATCTGAATGGGGAATGGGTCGGCCTGTACGACAGAAAGTTCTGGACGTCGCCCGATTTGGGGACGTGGACGCAGCAGGCGGATATGCCGACCGGACTCTCGCTGGTATCGGATGTGCAGTATGCAAACGGCACTTATTACGCTGTTTTTTCCGGAGACTCCACAGAGTTAAACGGAGTGTACACAACACGTAGCCTCGATACGCCGTTTGCGCTATATGCAAGCGGCATCCTGCCTGGAAGCGCTGGACTGAAGATGTTTATTACACCAAACGTTCTGTATATCTACAAAGTAAGAAGCAAATACGGAGCCTATAACAATTACACGGGAAGAGAAGTAAATGCCAGCTACGTAAACCAAACAACGAAGGAAATAGTAGGAATCTCAGGCTTTATCAGCGGAATTGTATTTTACGCCGAAGAAAAGGACTGCTTTTACAAACTGAACTGTAGCACCAGCGGCACACTGAAGACTTCAAAGGCAAAAACCCTGATCAATCCGACGTGGGAGGCAGTCAGCAGCGTAAACATCGAAGAATTAACTCCGTCCTTCAACCAGCCGTCGACGTACACCTATCACGCTTTGATGTCAGCTTACCATTGTGGGGCAAATATAATTGCTTTTTTTGCACTGGTGAACGCTGCTTTCTCTGGTGCGGGAACCACGATGTATAGCGGATATATGGTATACAGGTATTCTGCGGACTACGGTGCAACATGGGAAAACGGGAAGGTAGTTTCCTACAAAACCGATAGTTACTCGCTCGACAACTATACGAACGGCAAATACGAAAACGGGCTTTTAGTGCTTTCGGAAACCGCAAGCGAATCTGAAAGTGCTGGTCGAACGGAAAAGATCATTGCGATCAGCGCTCCAGCATCCGGCCCGGTATATGGAGACGTACTGGGGAGCGGCGTCGACAGTATTGCACTATCGCCGGACGGGGGAGCGGCATACATATCATCAAATGGGCTGGCGTACTGCGATTATAGCGCGGCGGGAAAAGAAATCCCTACCATCGGGACGGACACAAGAAGCAATGCCTACATCAAGGCGCTGGAGGAATAGCCATGCGGGATAGAATCGGCACAAATGATCTTGCAAACGGCGCTGTCCGGTATGGGGTGTATGACGCGGCGGGAAGCCTTCTGCGGTATGAATGGCTTCGCCCGGATGACGAGCCGCTGGAGGCCGGGACGCCGCTCACGGCCGGAAACCTGCTGACGGCACAGAGCGCTGCAAAGATCTGGCGAGCGGGCGACGCACCGGCGAACCCGATGGTAAATGAGGCATTCGGGAAGCTGTCGGAGCCGAATTATCACGTCGGCGATATCCTTACGACCGTCCGCGTCCTCTCCGCCCCGTGGCACGCGTGCGATGGCTCAACCTTCGATCAGACTGCATACCCGGCCCTCTACGCCGTCCTCGGCGGCACGACGCTGCCAAGCATCAGCTATTCAAGCGACACCACTACCTACATCAAAATGGCGGACGATTAGCCCGGCAAATAAAAGAGAAAGGTACAGAAAAATGGACACCAAAACCATCATCGTCACCCTCGCCTGCGCCGCGCTTGGCTCATCCGCGCTGACGGCGGTAGTCAATGCCATCGTCAGCGCGGTTCAGAAAAAGCGCGGCAAGGCCACAACGCAGGAGGCGCATCTAGCCGAGATCGACAAAAAGCTCGGAAAAATGCAGGAGCATCAGGACGAGCAGTATCTGGCAATCCTCCGCCTTACGATCATGAGCGAGGAAATGCCAATGGCCGAGCGCCTGATCGCCGGAGAGAAGTATAAAAAAATGGGCGGGAACGGCGACGTGAAAAAATTCCTGCACCAGCTGGAGGCGCAATGCGGGCACAGCAGTGCGCAATAAATTGGGAGGCAGATATGCGGGTAAAAGGCAAGTGGAGCAAGGGGGAAATGGCGCGAACCATTGTTGTGTACTTGCTCCAGCTCATCACGACGGTAATTGTCTGGGCCTGCGCTCTGAAAACCGTCGCCGTCCTAATTGCAGTCATCCGCAGCCCGGAGCTCGGCGCGTCGGTCGACCTGTCCGACGTGCTCGGCTTTACCGGCTGGGCAACCATCACAGAGCTTGGCCTGCTTGCCTTCAAGCGGGTTTTTGCAAAAAAGAATGATCCGGTAGAATAACGAAAGGGGTACACAATATGTATAAGCGAGTGAATTTTGAACCGATGGATAAACACCTGTCGGAAAGCATTCGGGGGAAGCTTGAAGAAGCGGAAGCGCTCATCATGCAGCTCCCGGCGGGAAGGAATAGAAGTATCGCCCTGACAAAGTTGGAGGATACAATGCTTCGTGCGAACCTCGCAATCTCTGACGCGGTTGCGACGAGAAGCGAAAGCGAAACAAAGGACTGAAAGGAGCATACATATGGAAAACATCAAGAAGCGGCTCGGCAATCTGCTGAGCGTCAAATCTATCGTCACACTGGTGCTGACGGCGGTATTTGCGTACATGGCAGTCGCCGGGAAGATCTCGCAGGACTTTATGATGGTATATACCGTCGTGATCGCGTTTTACTTTGGCACACAGAGCCAGAAAGCGCAGGACGCGATCGACAACGCCACAAAGGAGGATGCGCAGAAATGAGCATCAAGATCGGGCAGGCCAGTCTCGGCGAGACGGGCGGCCGCAACCAGCAGCCCGGCAATCAGACCGGGCGGGAGCTGAATATCTCCAACTGGTACAATGGCCGCTGGCTCGGCGTCCTGCGCTACAAAAGCCGCAAAAAGGCTGCGCGGGCCGCGCAGACGTGCGAGGCGGCCATTAAAAACCGGAACATCGGTTACGATATGAGCGACCGGAACACGGCGTACGAGGCCGCAAAGGCCGTCCGATGGGACGTGAGCAAGATTGAAGAGCCAGTGGAGACGGATTGCTCCGCGCTCATGACGCTCTGCGCCGTGGCCGCAGGCTGTGAGGCCGTCGCCGCGCTCTACAAAAAGCAGGGCAACAGCTGCACCACCTACTGTATGCTGCACGATTGGCCTGCGACGGGAGACTTCGAGCTGCTGACCGGCAGCAAGTATCTGACGACGGACGCCAATCTCCTGCGCGGGGACGTACTGGTAAGCTCGGGCCATACCGTGATGGCCCTCGAAGATGGAAAAAATGCAGAGGAGGAAACTGAGATGGTAGAAAAGAGCAAAATCATCGTGGACGGCAAGGAAGTCGCCGTCGAGCGGATCCTGAAAAACGGCACGAACTACGTAAAGGTGCGGGATCTCGCCGCCGCGCTGGATCTCGAAGTGAGCAACAAGGGCAATATCGCTGTGCTGAATCACAAGGAAAAGTAAGGAGGCGGGGCGTATGTCGCCGCAGGCGCGGGCCAAGCTGCCGCCAGAGCTGGGCAGGCTGACCAGAAAGGATATGGAGGCCGTGATCTATCAGGCCAATCTTGGCCGGGAAAATGAGAAGATCGCGCAGCTCTATTTTGTGGATAAGCTTCCCCAGGTAGACGTTGCAACAGAGCTGTTTCTGGGCCGCGCCACGGTCCAGCGCCGCCTGCCGGAGATCATGCGGGAGATGCAGCGGACATCCAGCAAACTGTATAACTGAGATAAGCGCCGAGAAATCGGCGCTTATTTTTAAAAATTTCCGCATTTTCCTCTTGACAATTACACGCATTGCGTGTATAATAAGGCCATAAGATAAAGCAAGGCGATAAGCCGGAAAGAGGTACATCATGGAAACCAAGATCATCAACAACCGTTACGAACTCATTGCTTGCACTGCCATTGCCACCGAGGCTGGTGACACGGAAGAACAGTCCGCGATCCTCTGCCGCGATATGGATGCCTGCCTGGGCGATGCATTCTGCGTGTACTTTGGCTACACGCTGGACGAACTTGCAGACAGCATTGAAGACGCTGACTATCCCGATTTCAGCGACGATACACTCGCCACCGTCCGCATCGACGGTCAGCCCATCAGCGCGTACTGCTTCTGATCGTTAGAAGCAGAGAATCCGCTTCGGTGTTCCAGCACCGAAGATGAAGCAAAACAAAATACGGCACAAAATTGGAGGATGGAAGACATGTTTAATATCGTTTCCGCGTGGGGAGCGCAGACAAATCTCCACTATAACCCGGACACTGCAAATAATGGTGGTGGCTACTGGCAGTATGCTGGGGGTATTGTGGCCGACATAGGTGGTCAGCTCGTCACCGTTGAAGTCGACGATATGTCCTGCGGTGATTTTGGCAGCCGCGTGTATTTTTCCGTGACTGCTGATGGCTTCTGCTGGAATTTTTCAGACGGCACAATGGACGGTGCGTCCGTTGACACCTCGGAGGATGTCTTGGGCGTTCTGCGGTCCATCTCCGGCGTTCTGGGCGTGGACGCCGAAGCGCTGATTTCTGCCGCGTTGGATGCGGCGAACATCTGCGCGTGGGAGGTATGCTATGCCGACTGACGTCCAGCGCCGTGCTCACGGTTGAAAAAATATAAGGAGGTACCACCATGAAACTCACACCCGCAATCCGCGCTGCTCTCTACGCCGAAACCGGCGCATACACCGACCGCGACGCCTATGTCTCCGATATGGCGCTGTCCAGCGTCTGGGGCGACGCCGAAGACGCCGAGGTTCCGGCGGAGCGGCTGGCACTGCTCGGCGGGATCTGGGACGGCGCGCACTGCACGATTCCAGAGCTGATCAAGATGTACAGCCTGACGCAGACCGGATTTGCGCAGTATTTTGGAATCCCGCTGCGCACCGTGCAGGACTGGTGCGGCGGGCGGCGGGGATGCCCGCCGTATGTGGCCGCGATGGCGGCGGAGATTCTGGCTGTAAACGAACAATAACAAAAACTAAGCCCGTGGAATAACCACGGGCTTAAATTCTGAACCAAATTGATACACAACTGAGGCACAAGAAGCCGCAAAAAGGCCCATACTGGATACATCAAAGGAGTGTTCGGTATGGGCTTTTCTTATTTCAATCCAAACCCCGCCGGGCAGAAGGTCGGGGACTGCACCGTCCGGGCCATCGCAAAGGCGACCGGGAAGAGCTGGGACGAGGTGTATATCGGCCTGTGCCTGCAAGGGCTGATCATGGGCGATCTGCCAAGCGCAAACAGCGTATGGAGCGCTTACCTCCGGCAGCAGGGATTTACGCGGAACGTGATACCGAACACGTGCCCGGACTGCTATACCGTCGCGGATTTCTGCGCAGATCATCCGCGCGGCGTGTATGTGCTGGCGTTATCAAGCCACGTTGTGTGCGTGGAGGATGGGACTTATTTTGACACGTGGGATTCTGGGAGTGAAATTCCACTGTTTTATTGGGCAAAGGAGGAAACATGATGTTTGGACAACAGCCGTATGTGTATCAGCAGCCGATTTACAATCAGCCGCCCATGCCGCAGATGCAGGAGCCGCAGATGCAGATGCGTCCGCAGTATCAGCCCGCGCCGCAGATGCCAGCTTATCAGCCGCAGCCACAGCAGCCGCAGAACCAGTCGATCATCTGGGTTCCGAACGAGCAGGCGGCGAACGACTTCATTGTAGCGCCTAACAACGCCGTTACATTGTGGGATATGAATGCGCCTGTCGTGTACGTGAAAAAGGCCGACGCGAGCGGGAAACCGGCCATGACGACCTACGACCTTGTAGAGCGCGCACAGGCCGTTATAACGCCCACAGCGGCGCGAAAAGGCATGATGGAGGAATACGTGACGCGCAAGGAGTTCGACGAGCTTGTGGCGAAGCTGGCCGCTCCAAGCGTCAGACCGCGAAAGATGAAGGAGGCGGACAATGAACCCACTGTTTAATGCGCTCGGCGGCGGACAGATGCCCGGCCAGATGGGGCAGTTTCAAAATATGGTGCAGCAATTCCGGCAGTTTCAGCAGACGTTTCAGGGCGACCCGAAAGCAGAGGTAGAAAAACTGGTACAGAACGGGAAAATCACGCAGCAGCAGCTGAATCAAATGCAGCAAATGGCTGTGCAATTCCGGCAGCTGCTCGGATAAAACGAATCTTAATTCGTGGCCACGATTGAGATAAATTTCAAAATCTACGAAAGGAGAATTTTATGAGTCTTACTGATGGCGGCATTCAGCCGACTATGCCCGTCCAGCCTGCCAATAACTACGGCGGCGGTATGGGGATGTGGGGTGATAACTGGATCTGGATCATTGTGCTGTTTTTGTTCGGCTGGGGACGCAACGGCAACGGCTGGGGCGGCAATGGCAGCGGCGGCGTGATGGACGGTTACGTGCTGACGTCCGATTTCGCAAGTGTTGAGCGTAAACTCGACAGTATGGCAAACGGCATTTGCGATTCCACGTTTGCCCTGAACAATGCCATTACCGGCGGCTTTGCTACGACCACGCAGGCCCTCAACAGCGGTTTCCAGAACGCCGAACTTTCTCGTTGTAATCAGCAGGCCGCGCTTATGCAGCAGCTGAACAACATGGCGATGCAGGCACAGGAGTGCTGCTGCGAAAACCGCGCTGCAATCGCCCAGGTGCGCTACGACATGGCGACGCAGGCGTGCGACACCCGCAACACCGTGCAGAACACCACCCGCGACATCATCGACGCCATGAACTGCGGCTTCCGCAGCATCGACCAGCGTCTGACGGCGCAGGAGCTTGCGGCGAAGGACGCGAAGATCGCAGAGCAGAACCAGCAGCTTTTCGGCTACCAGCTGGCAGCATCGCAGGCGGCACAGAACAATTACCTTGTTTCCACGCTTCGCCCGAGTCCCAGCCCGGCCTATGTTGTCGAGAATCCGTACTGCTGCAACAGCGGCTACAACTACGGCTGCGGCAACTGCGCGTAACAACTCCACATCGTAGAGCTTTTTCGTGACCTCACGAAAATGGTCGGCCCCGTGCCGATACTGACAACAACGCGGCGGGGCAATCGCCCTGCCGCTGTATTTTTATGAAAGGAATGATTTTATGGCTGAATTTACATCATCCGGGATTCAAACTGTCGCCGCTGGGCAGAACGTCCCGCTTATCTCCACGGCGGCTTGCGGAAAGCCGTGCATCGTACATCGAGAAGGAAGCGGGCTTGTTACGTTGCGCGGGCTTACGCAGCAATGCAAGGCGAAGTTCCGCGTATCCTTTGGCGCGAATATCGCCATCCCTACAGGCGGAACAGTAGGTGCCATTACCGCTGCGCTTGCAATCAACGGCGAACCTCTGAGCAGCGCCACAGCGACCGTAACCCCTGCGGCTGTTGAAAACTATTTTAACATCTTTGTTTCCACATTCGTGGAAGTCCCGCGCGGCTGCTGCCTGACTGTAGCGGCGAAGAACACCAGCGCCCAGGCGATCAATTTCGCAAATAGCAATATGATCATCGAGCGCGTATCGTGAAAGGAGGATGCAATATGTACGATTTGAGAAACCTGCGTGAAATGCTCTGCAAAGAGCTTGACGAAATCGCCGACAAGCGCGAAATGTCTGCGGGCGATCTGGACGCGATCCAGAAGCTGACGAGCTCCATCAAGAATACATACAAGATCGAGATGGCTGAAGACGGCGGCTATTCCCGCGATGGCGAGTGGGAGGCGGATATGCGCGGTACATATGGACGGGGCAGCTCTTACCGTGGCCGCCGCCGCGACGCAATGGGCCGCTACAGCCGCACAGACGCCCGCGATCATATGCGCGCGCAGCTGGACGATATGATGCGCGATGCGGACGACGATAAGACCCGCGAAGCGATCCGCCGCTGCATGGAGCAGATCGAGCGGGCATAAGGAGGCGCGATATGCTGGATAAAGCCGAGATCCGCAAGGAGATAGCGCGGCTGGAATATGAGGAATCCAGCTATCCCAATTATGCCAAACTGGCAGATCTTTATGTGATACGCGACAAGATGCAGGAAGAGGAACGGGGCGACGGCGGTAGGTATGTGGGTTCCTACTCCGGCGCTCCCGCCCCTGTGACCGCAGAACCGGCTACCGTGGGCGAGTACGGGGACAGTGAGTTTTTACTTGCGGTAGCTGGGAAAGGCCCGGCAAAGGCTTGGGCGGTCGTTGATGAACTTATGGACACATTATCGCTTGTGAACCGAAAAGTCTATGATTCCATGCTTCGGAAAATAAAGTCCATGTAGCAAAAAATAGGGGAGTCCCCTCGCATTGCACTGAATTTGTAGCATACAATGTAGCATACGGGAAATGATTTTATGTTACAGAGCGTGTCATAACGTTATTTTTTGCTTTTTGAAAATACGCAGAAAATAGGGTGAAAATCATAAAAAAGTACCGATTTTAGCTTTAAAACAGCTAAAATCGGTACTTTGGCGCGGAAGGAGAGATTTGAACTCTCGCGCGCTTTTTAGACGCCTACTCCCTTAGCAGGGGAGAAAAACCCATTGAAAACACTGGGGAAATTGGCGTTTGTAACATATTTTGTAGCATACATAATTCACTCTGTCGAGTCGTTTTGCAACTGATTTACGGCATCGACCATGCCTTTCATGTCCGGGTGTACGTACCGTTGGGTAGTCGTTATCTTCGTGTGGCGCATGATTTCCTTGATCGTAAACGGGTCGATGTTTTTCATCGCGAGGGCTGTAGCGGTTGTATGGCGGCATGAGTAAGGTGGTAGCTTTTGCACTCCGGCAAGCTCCAAACACTCATAATATCTCTTGTAAAAATTATCTTTGTTTATGCAGCAGATATTTCCGACGCGCGATTTGCTTTCTTCGCATAGTTCATGCAGCACCGGCGCAACGAAATCCGGGAAGACCATAGGCGTTTCCTTCCGCTTCTTTGTCTTTATGCCGCCTCGGACGATCTCATTCTTTTCAAAGTCAATCATATCTTTCTTGAGTTTCAGAAGCTCACCGGGCATCATGCCGGTATAAATCATCGTTAAAATAAACCCAACGAAGTGGTCTTTTGCATACGCTTCCCATAGCTTTTTTACGTCGGCGTCGGTAAACGGCTCCGGCGACTTCTCTTCCAATTCCGGAAGCTTTATGTACTTTGCAAGATTCACGGTTGTCTGCTTTTCTGCGATTGCGAGGTTATAACAGTGGGAAAGGACGGTTTTCATATCTTTCCGTGTGTAATAGGTGCTGGCGTTGCGGTCGATAACATCCTGTATCTGCGCGATGGTAAGCGCGTCTATCTCACGGTCGGCGATTTCTCTCATGCGCTCGAAAGCCTTTTCCGCCGCTCCCTGACGATCAGCCGATAAGGACAGATAATCCCCACGCAGATATGTTTTGTAGTATTCTCTGAGAGTGGGGCTTCGCTGCTCTTCCTTCGGAGGGTTTGCAGCATATTGGAGGGCGGCGCGCTTTGATGTAAACCCGCCTTTTGTTCGCATCTTTTGCCGAAGCTTGTCGTTCTCGTCTAGGTAAGTTCTTTCTGTCCAACGCGCCGTCCACGTCTTCCCTCGCTGGTAAGCGCTTCCTTGCCCGTTCCCGCGCGTCCGGCTTCGCCGCGCTTCCTGTTTTTTCCCGCACCAGCAACAGTAGGGCGCGCCGTCTGGGATTTCTTTTTTACACCTGATGCACTCCATGTTTCCCTCCACGTTCTTTTCGGATCGCGTAGAAAGTAATTGCCGAAGCCAGCGCTGAACCTACGATCAGGGCAATGCAAACCCATGCAGCTACGGACAAATCTCCATCGCGAATGAGGCCTGCGCTCCGACTCTGCGCATCCGTCACAAGGCAGGCAATCAGAGAAAAGGAGAGCAGCATACAAAACAGGGCGAGGACGTAACACATTGTATGTGTAGACTTTATCTGTGCGCTTTGCACGGCCGCTGTTGCCTCCAGTTTGGCGTTTTCAAGCTCGACGTGATGGATCTGCTTGGTCAGCTTTTCCGGGCTTCCGACGCGATTTTCAAGGCCGAACAGCTCGTCGAGCGACAACCCGAGCGTTTTGCATAGCGCAGCCGAGTTGTAAAGCCGTGGATCCGCTTGTGTTCCAGCGTATAATCGGCTCACGGCAGAGAAGGAAACGCCGGACTCGTTCGACAGCTCCTCCAACGTCATCCCGCTTGCATCTTTTGCCCTTCTGATCTTCCCCTGATACGCGCCGATAAACGGAGCGAGATCCTGTATTGCGGACATGATTACGCCTCCATTCGTAAGTTTCAGTTTTATTTCTTACATTTTCCATATAAAAATGCAAAACATGTGACAAGAACGCAGGATTCGCCCTTTTCTTACAAACATTATCTGGTACAATGAAAACGTAGCAGATAGTTTTTGAATCCGGCATCTGCTGAAATGGCCCCACCGTATGTTCCAGATACGATGGGGCCGGTCAAACCAAATATTATATCAAATCATCAGTCCCATAAACTGTACACCATCGGATTCCTGATTCCCAAAAATAACGCGGTCTGTTTGTTTATAATACCATGTTGATTTTTAGAACAATCGTTCTATAATAAATGACAGGAGGAAAAAATATGGAGTGCATCAACATCCGGGTAAACAATGGGAGGGTCGACGTGACGGTCGACGGTGCGAAGCTGACAGACGTGCACAGCGTCAGCGTGGACTACATCAAGGGTATTCCGCTCCTGTTTGCCTGCGTCGCGGACGTAGGCCGGGAGCAGGACGAGCGGCGGGAACCGAGAATCCTGCACTGAATTTATTGTGCGTCCCTCGAGTTCGCTTCCTCCAGCACATTGCCGGTCTGATCTACAAACTGCACACGCACGTTGTCGATCGGAGTTCCGTTGAATGCGTTGTACATACCGCCGTACATATAAAATGCCAGTGTAAGGAGTGAGTCCTGAAGCCCAACCACATCAGTAGAAAGCGTTACAGTAAAGGACGTGTAATCGCTGGACGCTTCGGCGGAAATGACGTTTGGGTAGTCAGAGGAACCGGCCATGTCCGCAAGCTGGGCGTCAATGTTCTGCGCCAGCTCCTGCATAAGCTCTTTGTGTCGCTCCGCTGTCATAACGTAGGTCGCGGAGCCGTCAGGATTCAGCTCTATAGACAGAAGCCCGTCTGTTTCCTTTACCTTTTCGTCCAATGCCTGCTGCGTCGCATCTTCGCCGATAAAGTCGGCTGGGATCGTGAGATTGATCTTATTGCCCCATGTTTTTTCAGCCGTTATCGGTGTGGTTGCCGTTTCCCCGGTCTGTGCGTCGTCTTCCGTCTTTGCCGACTCCGATGCGGAGATTGTATCCGGCTCCCGCCTCTTGATCGGCTCGGCTGGCTTCTTCGCGGGCTTTGATGCGATAAGGACAACTGCCAGCACAACGGCAGCGAACGGAACAGAAAGAATCGCGATTTTTTGAACCGAAATCATCTTTTTGTTTCTTGCGCCGCATTCCGGACAGACGCGGGCGCTTGCATTGATTTGCGTTCCGCAGGAGCGGCAGATCATCTTTCGGTTGGGCGTGTCACAGTGCGGGCAGAACTTCTCCCGTTCCGGGAACTCTGCCCCGCATCTTGGGCACTGCACAATATATTCATTTTTAGTCATCAATGCGGCACTCCTTATATGGTTTGTAAACAATTACATATTACCACTTAGAACCAGCAGCCGCAATGTAGAAGCTGCACAAAAATAAACGTCGGAATTTGGAAGAATGGAGATAGGAGCTGAAATGAACGAAAGAGAAGCCGCGACAATCAAGGAATTGGTGGAAACTATATCAAGATTCACGCCCGAAAAACTCAATCTTTTTCTATCTGCTTCGCAAGATTTAATAGAGCGGATGCAAGTTCGGGACGATTCATGCAAATCCGAATAATCTGCTGGATATCCTCCGGCAAGTCACGAATAAGCGCTTCGCCATCGGCGGGGCGCTCTTTTTTTATGCCCTTTTCGCGTTCTTGCTCCAGCAGCCCGCGCACAAGCTCAATGTCGGCCTGCTCCGTCAGAATCTCCTCCGGCGTGGTTTGCAGCATGGCGCACATACGGGCAGCTTCTTCGGGGGAGGGAAAGTTCTTCGCACGCTTCCATTCCGTAATCCACCCGCGAGATTTTTTCATAACTGTTTCGGAAAAGTATGCTTTGCTCCATCCTTTCCCCTCTACGAGAGAATTTACTTCTTCAATATTTGGCGTGACAACAAGACGTTTAGACATTTTGCTACCCCTTATATTCGATTAGATATGTACGCCCATGCTTAGTGCGCGTTATTGTCCCGTCTTTAGCCATGAAGTACAAAATTGTTGATATGTCGTTTTGAACGACAGGATCAAAGCGTTTATACAAATCCGTTTGAATAATAGAATGGCTTTCCGAAAGAACGCTCTCAATTTTTGACTTTAAATTGTTGGTTTGTGAAATATATAAAGATTCTTTTGCGGATAATTGGTCTTTGTTTTTAAGCAACTCTTTTAACTCGCATTCAAAGCGATCAACATAACAAAAATCTGCATCTTTTGAATTGTGAGCGTGTTCCCACATCTCAGAAAAATAAGTTTGGTATTCTGGACCAAGAGAATAGCATTTCGATTTAAGACTGTAAAATGCATCAATAAGCTTTTGCAATGTTTCAATTCTCTCGTTCAGTAGAAGCTTTGCATTCAACGAAACGGCGCAATTTGCCATATAACTTTCTATTGGACGGATTTCTTTTTCAATCATCATGTATTGCTCTAACATATCCGATTGGCTTTTGCTGGGGCTGTTTATGGTGGGGCGCTTGTCTTTGGATGAAGCTTGGCGCATGACGCTTTTTTGCTTTTTTAGAAACCACATAAAAACCTCACAAAAAAAGTCAATCCAATTTGTACAACATTTCATCGTAAGTATTGTTGACATACGACATAACATTGTATATAATATGCTTACAGAGCTTAATCAAGGCAACAAAAAACCAAGCCCCATCCGAATCTTCGTTTTGCGGGCGTATGGACAATATTTTGTTGGCTGACACTTACATAATAACGGCTATACATGGTTTTGTCAAGATAAAGCTCTTAATTTGGCTGCGGCGTAAAGAAAAGCCGCCCGTGGTTCGTTCACGAGCGGGTTTCCCCAGAGTTGTTTGCCAGAACGCGCTGCACGGGATGGTCGTCTGCATTACTTCGCATCCGTCCGAATTGGTAGAGTTCGTTCCACCGGCTCGGCAATGCTATCCTGACACAAAACGAACTTACGCTTCTATGACGCACCGCTCATTTTGGCAGTTCTGGCGCTGCCCCTTGCCCTAACGCATCACGCCGTTTCTTTGGTCTGGAACTGGCAAGTTCAAAAGTTTGGTCGTGACAACCACCTCCTGAATTTACCTAAAAGGGCTAAGGACAGTATAGCGCGTCTGGGGCGCTGCGGTCAACAAAACTTAATTAAGGAATGGAGGAATGAGCGCTTGACATTGAAAGAGCTTCGGGCGCGGGCCGGGCTTCTGCAAAAAGATGTTGCAAGGCGAGCTGATGTCTCGATCATCGCCGTCTCGAATTGGGAGCTCGGTAAAAACGGAATCGCCCGGAAGTACAAGAAAAAGCTCGTCCGTCTCTACGGCTGCACGCCGCAGGAGCTGGACGAGGCAATTGAGGAAAGCAGAAAGGAGGAAAAATGACGCTGGACGATATCCGGGCAATGTCGAAGCCCACAATCCTCGCAAGCGAGGCGGCGCAGGTGCTCGGCTGTACCCCGCAATGGCTTCGCTTGATGGCGAGGGAACAGCCTGAAAAGCTGGGCTTCCCGGTCTGCTGCACAAGCAAGCACAGAGTAAAGATCCCGAGAGAGCCGTTTTTGCGGTTTCTCGGAGCATGAGGAGGAACAAAGGAGGATACTGAACACCATGAGAAAAGCCAAAACCACCACCACCGTCGTGTCCCTGATTGCGGCGGCTCTGCTGGCACTGCTGATTACGGCCATGTTGACTGGCTGCTCGGAGGCAGACAAGGTCAATGCCAACATCAGCAAGCAGGCGGATTATTTCGAATCCGAGCGCCGGATCACCGTATACAACGCCCGGACAGACAAGATCATCCTCGAGACCGAGGGTTACATGAGCATTTCTAATAACGGAAGCAGTGAGCTGGTCGTGACCTGCAAGGTCGGCCCCGGCGAGTACAAGAAGAATTACATATACTTGAACGACTACACTCTCTACGTGGTAGAGGACATTTCCGGGACGCACACAGACCCGTACCACTACAAGATGTACTTCCACACGGAATTCCCGGTCGATGTTGAGGTAAGGCCATGAAGATCAAGGAGCTTTTGAGCCTTTTCCGCCTGACGTGCGACGTGCGGGAGGCGGGAGGCTGACCCATGGGGAAGGAAAAGACCTACACCCTCACATTGAGCGGGCAGGAGCTGCATGATCTGATCGAGGCGGCGCTGGTGTGTGAGTGCCAGACAGCGCAGATCATCGGCGGGCTCAAGCGCAAGGGACTGGATCTGGACGCGCAGAAGCTCGTTACACAAAACGCCCGTCTGGCGCGGCTCGTCAGGCGGATGCAGGAAGCGAAGGAGGATAAGCGGAATGCGTAAGCTGATGCTCACGGCCGCGCAATGGACTGAACTGAAATTTGCGGTGGAGATGGCGTCGATCAGAGCAAGCCTTGCGGCGGCTGAAAGAGAAAACGCCGCCGCAAAGGAAACCGGAGAACGCAAGAAAGTGGCCGCGCGGATCGCGGAAAGCTACAGAAAAGAGGCCGAAATGTGTGAACGCATGGAGGCGCTGGTAAAATCGGCGGAATTTGTGCCGGAGACGAAGGAGGATAAGCAGAATGCGGAAACTGATTCTCAGCGGAGACGATTGGTTTGAGCTGAAGCACACGCTGGAGCTGCTTGTGATCGTAACCAACAATGCGGCTAATGAGCACGAGAACATGGCTGCGCACGAGGTGTATGAGGAGCTTGCCGAACGTGCCGCGAACCTCGCGAAGCGCGACCGGGAAAGGCTAGAGATATACAGGAGGCTTTTTGAGCTGGTAGAATCGGCAGAACGTCTGCCGGATACGAAGGAGGCAAAGAAACCATGTACAGATTGATCTTAAGCGCGACAGAGCTGGAGGCGATCGAGTGCGCACTCCGCTGCGCGGCATACGAAGACCGCCGGAGGGCGGAAAGGCTCGAAGCGCGGTTCGGAGGCTGGGGCAATGCAGAAATGCGCGGCCTAATTGAAACCTACAGGCAGGACGCTGAAGATGAGATACGCCTCGCAGATACGATCTTCGAGCGGGTGGAAATGCCGGAGACGAAGGAGGAAACCACATGAGAACCAATCTTGCAGAGCGGCTCGGTGTTGAGCCGGAGGAAACGACCGAAGAGCGCCGGGAGCGGCTGCGGGAGGAATTAGAGGCCCGCAAGGCGGCGCGGAGGATCGTCAAAGGGATGTGCCTTTGGGTGAGCGGCGCGGCGATGATCTTGGCCGCAATGGCAGGGACAGCCGCAATGACGTATGAATGCGTTGTGACTGGCTTCGTCGCGCTCGTGACACTCTTGTAT